GGGAGATTGCAAACTATACTCGTATCTCTGCTTATGATGGTAGAGAAGATGATTTAAGTGATATTATAACAGGACGTTATCCTGATCAAATGTCCTCAGGTGAAATTGGATGTACCACTTCTCATCTTAAAGCAATGAAGGAGTTCTTAAAGACTGATGAACCCTATGCTATAATGATGGAAGATGATTGTAGTTTGGAATTAGTCCAGAGTTGGAATTTTGGATGGCAAGATTTTTATGCTCATCTTCCCTATGATTGGGATGTGGTACAAATTGCTGTTATTTGTACTGGAGATTTACATGTAAGACTTCACAAGAGATTTGTAAATGATTTTTCTACTGCTTGTTATATGATTACAAGACATCACGCAGAGAAACTTATTAAGCATCATGTAAGGAAGAATAAGTATAAATTGGATAACGGAGTTAAACCTCGTCCAGTAGCCGATGATTTAATCTATAATTCAGGTAATACATATACAATGCCTATTTTTATTTTTCAACCCAAGTTAGGATCATCTATTCATC